TCATCTGCAAGCCCGCGCCTGGTTGCGCATGACAGCGTAGTCGCTCAACATCTCAGCGAGCGCAGATCCCTGTGGCAGCAGGGCCAGCTCCTCGGCCGCCCGCGCCTGGAACTCCCTGCCATAATCGACCACGGGCGGGCATGTCGCCAGCCTCCCGTTCTCAGAACGAACCGTCGCGCAGCCGCTGAGCAAGCTCGTTACGATCGCGAGGGCGGCGAGCCGCCGCTTCCAGCATCTGGCGATGGACATCATTTGCCTTCTCCGTGGTCTCAAGGCGTTCGGCGAGGCGTCCCGCTCGCTCGCCGAACCGCCGAAGCGCAAGGAGGAACAGGAGCACGGCGAGCGCGATGGCGCCGTAGCGCAGCGCCGCCCGCCCCCAAGGGCTGGCTGCGATCCCGGTGAGGAGTGCGCCGATCACCGCCGCCCCCGGTGCCAGTCGTCGAGGCGGGAGTAGATCGTAACCGCGATGCCAACGAGCGCCACGGCGATGAACACCCAGCGGAGCGTATCGAGATACGGCACCAGCGGCAGTATTGCGGACTGGGTCTCCGCCAGGACGCTCTGCGCCAATTCGACACCCGCGGCGCCCAGTGTCGCAACTCCGGCCGCGCCACCGCCCTTCATGGTGCGGCTGTCGGCCAGCACTTCGCGTACGGGCGGAGTCTCGGCTGCAAATGCGGTCGCCCGGACCGGGAACCGCTCGCCCCACTGGCGTGCGGGGCCGAGGTCGACATGGATGAAGCCCGATCGCGGGTAGAAGCCGAACCCAAGGAACCCGACCTCGCGCGCCGCGGCCTCGAAAGCCACCGGGTCGTGGTTCGCCATGGCGATGTCGAAGGCGGCGCCATCTAGATGCCTCGATCGGGTGGCACCGCCCACGGCCCGGTTGTGCTCCGGGCTGCGATAGCCGGAACGGACGATCAGCGGCTTGCCCAGCCGGTCACGCAACGCCTGCAGCTTGTCGAGCGCCGCTTCGTTGACCAGCAGCTTGCCAGTGCCCCGGCAGGCGATCTCGGCTGGCGAGAAGTTGGGCCAGCGCCAGCTGCTCACGGGGACGTCGCGCCAGTGGTCGTAGAAGGTCGTGGTCATGGGGTTCTCCGAAACGAAAAAAACCCGCCTCGAGGGCGGGTGATTGCGAACTGATGAATGGGGATGGGGCGCGGCTACGGGCTGCCGCCGAAGATCTTGAGCTTGATGGCGATGCCCGCGAGCAGCGCCAGCATGACGCCGGTTGTGATCATGCGGACGGCCGTCTGCATGGCGGTGCGGCGCACCAGGCGGATGCAGTCGACGAGCGAGCGGAGATCGCGGATGTCGAGCGCGGCCTCGTCGCCGTCGAGACCGACATCGGCGAGCGCGCGCTTCGCGCCTTCCTCTGCGGCCCGGGTCAGGATCGCCTCGAATTCGGCGTCGGGCATGCGGACGAAGCCGTCGGATCGGGGTGGTGTCATCGGGATCCTCCTTCCACCGCTCAGCCGACCTTGCAGCCCCAGAAGCTCGTGTGATCGGCGGCAAAATACCCATCCGCCACGCGGAACGTGCCCTGCAGCTCGACGGTATCGCCCGCGCTGAGCGGCACCATGGTCTGCAGCCAGAGCACGGTCGCCTCGGAAACATGATCACCCGAGATCTCGCCGAACGATCCTCGGATTTCGGTCGAGCCGTTCAGCACCAGCCGCCCGCGCATGCGCGCCGTGGTGCTGGAATTGATCTTGTATAGCAGCGTGGCCGAGGAGGTAGGCGTCGGCAGCAAGCATGGCCTCCGCCATTCTCCAGTCCAAATCACCCTGACGACTGGAACCATTTAACGATCTTGGCGATGCTCTCGCCGAACATGGCGATGCCGACGGCAATGCCGAGAATGCCGACGATGATCCATTTGACGAATGCGGACACGGTGCTGATCGAGCGGACCAGGCGAATGCCGTCATCGAGCGTCTTCACCTCGTCGGGGCGCAGGGCAACCAGGAAGGCTTTCGTTTCCTCGGGCAGGTCCTCGAAGCGTTTCGGTGCCTGGTCAGTCATCAGGATGCCTCCTCAATCCGGACATGATGCTCTTGGCAGTGTGACCGCCCATGTAGAGGCCGGTGAACACGCCGGTGAGCGTCATGAGGATGGTGAGATCGACGGCCTCGATTGCAGCGCCGAAGGCGGCATTGGCGAGCGGGCGCAGGATCAATGCGTAGAGCCAGACGAAGGCGAGCAGCCACATCCAGCCCGGTCGCCAGCCCCAGGTCCATGTCGGGCCGCCCTTGTCGAGTTCGGCTTTCAGCGTCTCGTTCATCATGCGCTGGCTTTCGACATGGTGCATGAGGATGTCGGCGGCATCCGGCTCGGCGGCGACGATGGCGTTCTGCAGCTCATCTACCGGCATGTCGGGCAATCCGTCAGGAGATACGCCAGCCTTTTCAGCAATGACGTCGATCACCTTGCCGGCGATTTCGCCGCCTGCGCCGCCGAGCCTGTCGCCAAGAGTCTTCTTGATGACGGGCACGGCAAGCTCACTTGCCGCCCCGAGCAGGATGGATGCAAGGGCGCTCATATCAGCCTCCAAATATGGACGCGGCAGCCACGATCAGCATCAGGATGATGAAGACGAGGATCACAGCAGCCGGCAGGTCGCGCCTTCCGGCGCCGGGTACGATATCGACGGGTGCCGGCTCCGGCGTCGGTGTCGGCGCGCTCGGCGACCGCGACGTGGCGGCATCGTAGCCGGCACCAGCCAGCGCCTTCTCGAACGCGCGCGCATGGTTGGCGATCATCGCCGCCCGATCCGTCCCATTCACCACCCGTCGCGCGCCGACATAGTCCTTCTTCGTGCCGGAAACGTAGTCTGGTAGTTTCCTGCCGGTGAAGGTGCCGAGCATCATGCCGTCGATCAGGATCGTGGTCGCATGATCGATCCGGGCAGCCAGTGCCGGATTGCCGACGAGATCGACGCCAAGGCGATTGGCCCAGTCGGTATAGTTGCGCCGGCCGGTGATCTGGACGAAGCCACGTCCCTTGAACCGAACCCCATCGCCCGGCTGCGTGTTGCCCAATGTCGCGCGCCCCTCATAGGCTGCGCCGGAGGCGTATTCCTCCATGGTACGGAAACGGTCGCTCTCGTGATAGGCAGTGCCGAGAATGTAGGCGGCCTGCGCCAGTTCGATGCGCTTTGCGTCGAGCCGCGTCAGGATCGCTTCCAGCCGATCCACCTGCGCTTGCGTGAGCGATGTGCCAAAGACGCCGGAATCACGACGCCGCAGCGCCGCGTAGAAACGCGAACGGTCCATGGTCTTTCTCCCTGTATGCGATGTTCCGGGCTGGGCGACGTCACCATTCACGGCCAGCGCTTCAACCGCGCAGACGGAGGAGATGTCGACGGGCAGTGCTGGCGATCAGGTCGCCACCCCCGATTCGCACAGCATGGTGATGAAGCGGCGACGCCGCTCCATGTCGGCGGATGTGCGAATATTGTAGATTGTGCCGGAGCGGATTTCGATCAGCCGCCAGGCGGCGTTGATGGTTGCGGTCTCGACATCGTAACGCACGATGATCAGCGCCGGTTGGACGCTTTGCAGGCGCGCGGCAATGACGGTCTCGCCGCCTTTCGATGGAAGGATGCAGGCATCGCGCTCGAACTGTGGCACCCACTGGCCGTAGGTGTTGCCGTAGCCGTCATCGACTTCCTCGCGCTTTTCGAGGCTGACGCGGTCGCGCAGGGCATTGGCGGTGATCCTGGCCATCAGATCAGGCTTTTGCGGTAGGGTGCGATCAGGGCATGGACGGTGCGCTCGATGGCGGCATCGATGCTGGTGTCGGCGCCATCGAACAGGCGCTGGACGATGAGCAGGAGGGCCTGGCGGATGGGCTCCGGCACGTCGGCCGCCGCGCCATAGCCGGCGGTGAAGATGATCGAGACGGCATCCGCGCGACGGAAGGCGGCCGGCCAGGATTGGCCTGACCGCCGGGTGACATAGGCACCGCAGGCATCGGCATGCAGGGCATAGAGGCCCGGATCGAGCACCTGCTGCACATTGCCGGCATCGAAGTAGCTGACGCTGACGACCGCGATCACCGGCGAGACCGGCAGCGGCAAGCGATCGGCAAAGCCGGCAAAATCCTGCCGCCAAGTCTGTGTGATCAGCGCCCGACCGAGAATGCCGGCATAACCATCGAGCCATGCCGTCGCCGCCTTGATCTGGGCGGTGATCAGATCGTCCTGATCATCATGATCCACACGCAGATGGGCCTTGGCCTCGGCCAGCGACACCGGCATGGTCGCGGGCGCTACTGTGCGGACGGGTGCTAGCACGTTTTCAGGTCCATATAATAAAAAAGAAGCGACCAGCCTTCGGACGACCGATTGGCGGCCAGAGGGTCAGCGTTGCCGGTCGTCTGGCCGCCCTGGCGGATCAGACGATCGGCGCGTCGTGGGGATGGCGGAGCGCAAAGACCGCACCGGCGGCAATCGAGGTGCCGGAGGTCTTGGTGATGACGGCGCGGATATAGCGCTTCGTACCCTTATAGCCCTGCTTGTAGGCCGTGTTGGCCTCGAGCGCGGCAGGAAGCGTGCCCAGCAGGTCGCTGGCCGCCACATCGACAAAATCGCCATCCGTGGTGGTGTCCGATTCCTGGATGGCGATGACGAAAAGGCCGTCACCGGCAATCGCGCCGGTGTTGATGATCAGGGTTGCGGAGTTGAAGCCCTGCAGATCGGCATGGCTGCCCTTGGTGGTGGCGGTGACCACGGCGGGAGCAAGCGATGCAACGAGGCCGAGGCCGGAGATACCGTCCTTCATGACAGAAGTCCTTTCGATGAATGGAATGGTGCAGAGACAGGCGAGCGTCCTTCGGAAGGATGGTGGCCGCCCGCCAGTTCGATCAGGTGCTGATCTTAAGAAGCTTGAGCGCCTCGAAGTTGACCACGCCGCCGCCGACACGCTTGGTCGTGTAGAACAAGACGTTCGGCTTGGAGGTGAACGGATCTCGCAGCACCCGGATGCCGATGCGGTCGACGATCAGGTAGGAGCGGCTGAAGTCGCCGAAGGCGACGGGGAACTTGTCCGCCTCGGCCGCCGGCATGTTGTCGTCGGTGTAGACCGGCTTGCCAAGAATGGTGGCAACTTCCGCTGCTCCTGACGGTGGTGCCCAGATATAGGCGCCTTCCGCATCCTTGAACTTGCGTACCGTGTTCATGGTCGCATCCGACATCAGCCACGACGCCCCGTTCCGGTAACCGGACTTGAGCGCATAGTAGAGATCGATCAGGCAATCGGCCGGGCTGATCGAAGCGGTCGCAGCCAGGAAGCCGTCCGCCTTGCCGGAGGCGACGAAGCCGATCTTTCCCCACACATGGGAAGCATTCGCCACCTTGTCGTAGGCGAGAATGCCGCGTGGCTTGTTGATGCCATCGCCATTGGCAAAGGCAGCACCTTCCTGCTCGGCGAACTCGATCGACACCTCGTCGGCCAGCCAAGCCGCCAGATCGATGCGGGCATCGTCGAGCGAGGTCTGCGTGGCGCCCGGCATGGCGTAGATCTCGCCGGTATTGATGGCGATCTCCCGCAGCGTCGGCGTGGCCGTGCCAGGACGATCCTGTTCCTCACCCACCCAGCCGGAAGTCGCGCCACCTATATTGACCAGCTTCTTGTAGGTGCTGGTCGAGATGGAGATGGTGCGGGCCAGCGAGCGGATCGTCGACACCGTGCCGAGAACACGATCGATCCCGGCTTCGGTTTCTTCCGGCACCAGATAGCCGCCGTCCGGGTCGGATTGCGTGGTCAGCTTGGCCTTGACCTCGAGATCACGCAGACCATTGTCGACGCCGCGACGGAAGAAGCGGTCGAAGGCTTGCGCGTGTTCGCGCTTGTCCGGGTCTTCCACTCCGCCAACACCGCCGACCTTGACCGCTGCCAGCATGGCGTTGGTCTCGTCGAGCGCCTTTTGCAGGGCGGTGATCTCGGCATTGATGCGATCGACCTTTTCGGTCTGCACCACGTCGGCCATGCCGGCCTTGATGTCGGCCAGCTCCTTGTCGCGCTCAAGCTTGAAGTCCTCGAAGGTCTTCTGCAACTCGGCGAGGATTTTCGTGGCATTGCCGGAATCTGCGCGCACGGCAAGGATCCCGCGCGCACGCGGGGTGAGTTCGATACCCATGACGGGTCTCCTATGATCTGATGGTGTCGATCAACCGCTGGATGGCGGCTGCATGGAAGCCAGCGTCGTGCGTGGCGGTGTCGGCAGCGTCGTGCATGCCGGCAATCTGGCAAAACATCTTGCGCCGCTCGGAGCGGGTGATGCCCTGTTGCGCCAGGGCGGCATCGATGCGGCGCTTGGCGCGGATTTGAGATGGTACCGTTGCGGATGCGCTTACTGCGGTCCCGGACGCATGATCAGCGTCATCGGTGACCCCATCAGCAAAACCATATTCGACGGCCTGCGTCGGGTTCATGAACGTTTCCGCGTCCATCAGCTGCTCGATGTCGGCACGCTTCATGCCGGTGCGCGCCTGGTAGATGTCGGCGATGGCCGCATCGAACTGGTCGAACAGGGTGGCGGCGTCACGCATGTCATGGCGATTGCCGATCACCACACCCCAGGCATTGTGGACCATCATGAAGGAGCCGAGCCCCATGCGGATGTCGTCACCAGCCATGGCAATGATCGAGGCCGCGGAAGCCGCCCAGCCCATTACCTCGACCGTGACCCGGGCCGGATGGGCACGCAACAGATTGTAGATGGCAATACCCTCGAACATGTCGCCGCCGGGCGAATTGATGCGGACGGTGATGTCCTTGTTCCCGATCGACCGCAGCGCCGCCGAGATGCGGTTTGCGGTGACGCCGCCGCCTGTCCAGCCATCCTCGCCTATGACGTCGAACAGGGAAATGACGGTGTCGGTGTCAGCGCCATTGGCGCTGGGTGCAGCGGCAAGCGGATGCTCGGCCCATTTCGTCAGCACGTCACTCGGCGCATCCCACTGGTAGTTCTGCGGCCGAGGGAACGTTCGCGCCTCGGGCAATTTGCGAAGGCTCATCGAACGTTCTCCAGCGCCAACAGGAAAAAGTACCCGCCAAGCGTGATACCGGCGATGAATGTGCCGAAGTGGAAGGCGGGGTTGATGACCGCAACGCTGACAACGCCCATGACCACCATCGTCGCGGCCAGTTTCAAACTATCCAGGATGCTCATCTGCTTGCGTCCTCATCATTGGGGTCAACATCACCATCGCTGCCGCCATCATCTTGATGGCGATCACGATCCTCATCTGCCGGCACGCCTGCCGTGTTCGGCGGTGGATAGAAGACATCACCGCCGTCACGCGGGTTCTGGTCTTCGAGTGCTCGGATTTCGTTCGGGCTGTAGACGCCCCATTGCAGGCCTTTGACGTAGGCTTCCCAGCGCGCCTTGATGTCGCCCTTGACGAGCGCCGCCCGGTTGAAGCGGGCATAGAGATTGTCGTCGCGGTTTACCTCTGGGCCGATCAGGTCGCGGTTGATCGCCTCTTCCCACATGGTCAGATGGTCTTCGAGCGTATAGGCGACGAAGCCGATCGACTGCTGTTCGATGCCGGTGCCCCATGACGTGCTCTTTTCCGTGTCGCCGATCATGTGCGGCGGCACGCCGAAGAACATGGCGATGTCGGTACGGCTGAACTTGCGGGCCTCCAGCCATTGCGCATCCTCGGCCGTCATGGCGATGCGGGCATAGTCCATGCCCTCTTCGAGGATGAGGTTCTTTCCCTCCTGCTCGCCGCCGGCGCGGAACTCTTCGAGCCCGGCCTTGAGATTGGCGACAGCCTCTGGCCCGAGCTTGTTCGGATGTTTCAGCACCCCGCTGACGCGAGCGCCATTGCGGAAGGTGATGGCGCCATGATCCTCCATGGCGAGCGACAGCCCGATGGTCTCGCGAGCGTAGGCGATCGCTGAAACCCCGTGCACGCCATCAAGCGTCAGCCCAACCAGATGGAACACTTCCGTCTGAGCAAGCTGGATGCGCCGTCCGTCCTGTCTTGTGTATGTGTATTCGAGCGTCAGATCGTAAGTCTGCTTCACCTCGACGCGATCGGGATGCAGCGGGATCAGTTCCTGCACATTCCCGCGCGAGCGCACGATCATGGCGTAGGCATTGCCGCGCAGCAGAAGATGCGCTTGCAGCATGCGGCGGAACTGCGACGGCGTCTGCCAGCGGTTCGGCCGCCGGCGCAGCACCGTCCAGATCGGCGTGTCGGAAGCATCTTCGCGCGTGCGCTCATCGACCCGGCGCTTGATGTGCAGCGGCAAGGTCGCCACGGCACCGGCAATGATGCGCACGCAGGCATAGACGGTCGCCACCCGCATGGCGCTGTCGGGCGTCACCGCAGCCCCCGAGGCGGTCACCGTTCCCGAGCGCAGCGCCTCTTCCAGCTGCTGCGCCGTGGTGATGACGATCCCGCCACCCGCATCCTGGCCAATGTTCTGGAACGACGCACGCGGAGATGCGGCCGGCGGCTTTGCCCCGCCGAACCAGTTTGACCAGAATGCCATCTACTCTCTTCTTCTCTGCAGTCGCCGCTACAGCATCAGGATGCCGCGGTTCTCATAGACCGAGCGGCCGGCATTGACGTCACGGGCCAGCGCTCGGCCCAGCGCGTTGCAGATCGCGACAATTCCGTCGATGCGTTCGCTCGACCGCTCCTTGTCCGGCTTGATATTACCGGCCGGATCATGGCGCACAGCAACGTTCGACGCGTTCCAACGCAGCACGGGATGGCCGCCATGCCAGAGCGAGCGTGACACCGAAAGCCGCTCCAGCTCCGCCGTGGGTGCCGCCATGGACAAAAACCCTTGTCCGAACTGCACCAGGTTCAAGCCTTCATCCTGCAGATGCTGGACGATCTCGCCGGCAAAGGTGCGATCATAGGACAGCTCCCGCAGATCATGGCGTGAGGCCAGCTCCAGTATCTCGGCCTCGATGAAGGCAAAGTCGGTGGCATTGCCGGGTGTCGCGGTCAGGAATCCCTGATCACGCCAGACGTCATAGGGCACGCGGTCGCGCCGCACACGGCGGACTATGTCGTCCTCGGGAATCCAGAACCGGCAGGTGACGATCCATTTGTCGGCAAGCTTTCCAAGCGTTTCATCCAGTGTCGGCGGGAAGACCAGCACGAAGGCCGACAGATCGTTGACGCGGGCAAGATCGAGCCCGCCATAGCATTCACGCCCCAGCAGCTTGCCTTCCAGTTCCTCCAGTTCGTGTTTGACGATGCGCCAGTCGGTGGCAGCTGGCAGTCCGCCTTCCTCCCACACGCTCATGTCGAGCCAGCGGGTGACCTGCTCGGTCCATTCGTTGAGGCGCAGCCGGCGGATCGCATTCTGCTGCGCCGGCATTTCCCTAGCCTCGTCGATCTGCCGCTTCAGGTCATCCAGCTTCACCGTCACGCCAAGGCTCGGATTGGCCTTCACCCAGACCTTTTCGTCGGTCCAGTCGTCGCCCTCATCGATGGTGGCGATATAGGCAAACCAGCTGTCCGACGACTCCATCGGCACCGTGCCTTCCAGCGCCTTGACCGAGAATTCGTGATGCTGGCGGCAGACCGAATGGCGATCATAGCCGGCCGTGGTGATCTCGAAGATCAGCGGCTGGCGCCGTGCGCCGGTTGCGGTATTCAGCTTCTGGATGATTTCCGGGCCTGGATGTTCATGGACCTCGTCGACGGCGGCGAAGTGAATGTTGAGCCCATCCATCTTGGTGGCGTCGGCCGACAGTGGCCGGAACCAGGACGAGGTCGGCAGCACCGCCAGATTGTTCACCGTGCGGGTGATCCGCGCCTGCAAGGCCGAACTCGCCGCCACCATGCGCTCGGCCTCACCAAAGACGATCCTTGCCTGATCGCGGGTCGTTGCCGCCGAATACACATGCGCACCGGGCTCGCCATCGGCGATCAGCGCATAGAGCGCCGTGCCGGCCAGAAGCACCGACTTGCCGTTCTTCCTCGCCACTTCGACATAGGCGGTGCGAAAGCGGCGCAGGCTGTCCTGACCAGGACCATTCTTGCGCTTCCAGCCATAAAGCGAGCCGACGACGAACTGCTGCCAGTCCTGCAGCACGAAGGGCTCGCCCGCCCATTCGCCGGTCGAATGGCGCAGATGGCCGAAGAAGTCGATCGCATGCCGTGCGGCGGCGCCATCCCAGACCAGTCCGCGCGTGCCGCCGGATTTGAGATCGGCCAGATGACGCTCGCATGCTAGCTTCACCAGGCGGCCAGTAACAATCTTTCCGGCGACGACACCGCGTGCGTAGGCCGTGACTGGGCAGGATGGCGCTTTCTTGGCCGAGCCGGATTTACGCTTTTCTGCCACGGGTCAAAAAGTCCTCGAATGGATCGGCGGTCTCGGCCGGCTCCGCCATGCGGATGCGCGAGCGGCTCGACGGCGTCAGCCCGAATTCGCTCTCGATCTGCGCCATCTGCGCCAGACACTTGTTGGCCACCGCCAGAAACGGATTCTGGATGATGTTGTCGTTCGACGTCTTCACCACCGGGCCACGCCGTTTCACTTCCTGTTCTGCCTCCAGCCAGCGTCGCCAGATCACGACATAGCGGGCGAGCGCGCCGATATCGAGTTCGGTCATCACGCCGTGCCGGGCAAGCAGCGCCGCCATCTCGGTGAACTTTTTCCGGGCGTCCTCATCAAGATGATCGGGCGGCGCGGGAACTGCCACCACCGGTTTCGGCTCGGCCTTGTTGATGCGGTGCGGACGGGCCGTGCCCTTCACCAGCTTCAGATGCGTTGGCAGCGGCTTGCGGCCGGCCATGTCAAAACTCCATGCCTTATCCAGTGCCGTCACCGCGAAGGCGAACCGCCTCGAACAACCTGCGCAGACAGTAACTGCGAGCAATCGACACCAAGGTGAAGATCGCGCCCATCGCCATGTTCTCGGCCAGCGTGGTCGATAACCCGAACAGTGGGAACACCAGGATCTGGGTGATGACGGCGATGCCATAGCCGATGGCGACATTGGTGAGCGATTCCACCAGCGACATGGTGCGCGACTGCTTCATGCCGCTGCATCCTTGGCCGTATCTCCGGTGTCGGGCACGCGCTCGGCGGCGATCGCGTCAAAGCTGCGGCCGTCGCCCTCGAGCGTTGCCTGCTTGCCGGTGAATTCCTGCCAGCGTCGGACGACGACATCGCAAAAGGCTTCCGACAATTCGAGGCCATAGACCTTGCGTCCGATCTTTTCGCCCGCAATCAGCTGCGAGCCGGAGCCGGAAAACGGCTCGTAACAGATATCGCCGGGATGGGTGTGCAACTGCATCGGCAGCGTGAACACCCGCACCGGTTTCGAGGTCGGATGCTCTCGGGTCTCGATTTCCGAGGACGGGATGTTCCAGACCGTCGTCGGCCAGCTTTCGAACCCCTCGCGATTGATCCTTGGCTTCTTGCCGCGAACCCAGCCGAACAGGCAGGGCTCGTGCGCCCACAGCATGACCGAGCGGGTCAGCACCGGGCGGGATTTGGCCCAGATGATCTGCTGGTGATGCAGCACGTCGAACTTGTCCCAGACCGTTTCCAGCATGCGCTGGCGGCGCGAGGCGTGCCAGCAGTACCAGGCGACGTCCTCGGCAATGGCATGCTCGATCGCCGTCCGGCAGAAGGCTTCGTAGAACTGCGGGCCTTGTGAGGAATCATCCCAGTGCTTCTGCTCGACATAGTCCTCGGACCAATCCTTGTTCGCGATCTTCTTGGCCCGCGCCGAGGCGGTCTTCTTCGTCGGATGGTTGGTTCCATCATAATCGACCAGGTAGGGTGGGTCGGTGGCAAACAGCGCGGCGCGTTCGTCATTCATCAGCCTGGTGACATCTGCCCCATCGGTGGAGTCGCCACAGAGCAGTCGGTGTTCACCCAGCAGCCAGAGGTCACCGCGCCGTGTCACCGGCGTTGCCGGCACTTCCGGAATGGCGTCGTCCTCGGTCAGGCCGCCCTGTTCTTCGCGATGGCCGTAGAGCAGGTCCTGGAGTTCGTCGTCGCCGAAGCCGGTGAGCCCGAGGTCAAAACCGGCCTCCTGCAGATCGGAAAGCTCGAGCGCCAACAGATCCTCGTCCCATCCGGCATTCATGGCGATGCGGTTGTCGGCGAGCACCAGCGCCCGGCGCTGCGTTTCCGACAGGCCCGCCAGCACGATGGCCGGTACCGTTTCAATGCCGAGTTTGCGCGCGGCAAGCACCCTTCCATGGCCGGCGATCAGCGTGCCATCCTCGGCAATCAGCACCGGGTTGGTGAAACCGAAAGCGCGGATCGAACCGGCGATCTCGGCGACCTGTGCCTCAGAATGGGTGCGGGCGTTGCGCGCATAGGGCACCAGGCTGTCGAGCGGCCGGTATTCAACCGCCAGCTGGCGCTCGGTAACACCGAGATCAACTGGGCCAAGATCAGTCGCAGGCACGAGTTTATCCTTCAATTCGCACGTTCATTTCGACGTCGCACCCCCCATCGCCATTTTGGCCACGGATGCGTGTTTGGTGGCGCGCGGTCCTGGGGTCGAACTCTCCAGAGATTTGACCGCCCCCGGGGGGGCTATCAGCAGCGCCGCACATTGCCGAAGCCGCCATCCTTCGCTGCGGTCTTCCTGCCGTGGCACGATGCGCACAGCGCCTGCCAGCGGCTGCGATCCCAGAACACCGTTTCGTTGCCATCGTGCGGATCGACGTGGTCGACGACGCTGGCCGGTCGGATCAGATCATGGCGCTCGCATTCCACGCACAGCGGATGATCGTGCAGGAAGGATGCGCGTTCTGTTCGCCAGCGCTTTGAGCGATAGAGCGCACGGGCCACCGGATTGCGCTGGCGGGCATAGTCCTGGTCACGCTCACGCTTTTCGCGCCGGCCAACCGGGCGATGGATCGGCGGGCGGACAGGCATGGTGCTGATCTCGACGATGATGCTGATGGCGATGGCGTTGGAAACGACAACGCCCGCGATGGATCGTCTCCGTCGCGGGCGCGCTACTCTCCCGAGCATAGTCAAAACTATAGCTGATTTGCCCTCGTTTGTTGCATGGAAAAGTGTTGCAACACATTGGAGTCACTGCGCATTCAACCGCGCCGCGATCTTTGTGAGCGCGAGCTGCCAGCGTCGCCACGCCGTGGTTCGATCGCAGCCATGCTCATGGCTGATGAGTTTCCAGGGCACGCGGGCAGCGCGTTTCCAGACGAGTTTACGCTCGTCCTCTTCGATCCAGAGCACCCAATCAAAAGTCCGCTCGAGCCGGGTGATCGCCGCGGCCGAGGGCCACACCCGCATCGGCTCGGGTTCCATGAACGCAATCTCGCGCCTCGACCGCACGATCTCGGGCCAGGTGTTGAAATACCCCTGCGCCTTGACCGACGGCAGCTTACGCAGGGTACGAAACGCCTCCTCGAAATGATCGGCGACGCACTCGGCAGTCCATTCGCGCTCAGCCATGGCGCGCCTCCCTGTCGGAAGGACGTGGTCCGTAGAGCTTCTCGCCGAGCTGTCGGACCAGTTCACGCTCGGGCCAGGTGAGGCGGTCGTCATCGGCGGAGACCGCGAGGACGCCCTGTTCCTGCCAGCCCTCGCGCTTGACCTGTTCGGGATCCCGGCGCCGGCCGCCGTAACCGTGGGGATGCCATCTCATGCGACACCTCCGTTCGTTTCGATCGCCCAGAGCAGGATCGCGATGGCGTCGGCCTCGTTGTCGTCGGCCGGGCTGAAGCCGCGGGCGCGGACGGCGGCGACCATCGCGGCCTTGTCGGCGTTGCCCTTGCCAGCGGCGTGACGCTTGATCGTGCCGACCGGAACGCCCTCGTAGGGCACGCCGCGCAGTTCCGCCCATGCGGTCAGCGTGGCCATGAGCCCGCCGTAAATATGGCTCGCGTCGGTGCCCGCGTGCCGGCGGACCTCTTCGAACCAGATCGCGGCGACAGGACCGGACAGCCGGTCGATCTCGGTCAGCCAGTTGGTGAAGCGAAGATAGCGCATGCCGCCGCCGTCGAAGCGGCCGGGGCGCAGCGAGACGGTGCCGCTGGTGATCAGGCCGTCATGGCCGCGGATCGCCCAGCCGGTCGAGGTGCCGAGGTCGAGCGCGAGGATGCAGCGGTTGCGGGGGGCGTCGAGCGGAAGCGATTCAAACCTTGCGCCGTCGCAATTCGGGATCAGAGTCGGCTGAGCCATGATGGGTCTCCTTTGCCGGGGGCCTGTGGTGGTGGAAGACGACGGCGGTCTGGTGCTTGGCGGTACGGGGCCGCCGTCGTCGGATCGGGAAGCACAACAGACCGTCACGGCGGCGCGCGCGGCTGGCCCGGACGTATGGGAGGAGTGGCCAACCCTGTGGGGTGGCCCTCCCATACGTAGTATGGGGGTTTGACACCTAACTGTTCCGGGGAGGACAAGTGGCTGAAATCATTGTGGAATAAGACTTCATGAAGTCTTCGGGCATGAGTTAGGGACCTAACTCTTATTTTCCAGTAACTCATTGATTTCGTTGAGTTCACAGTTGGCGCTGTCATATGAGTCAGGCCTCACTCGTATGAGTGAGGTCGTCCTCCAGCCCCTCCGGGTAGACCCAGACGGCGGGGTTTTCGACCTGAAGGCAGAGCCCGGATTGGGGGCATTTGAAGTGGCTGGGCAGGACCGGACGGGCGGTTGTGGTGACCTCGCCGGTGGCCGGATCGACATGATCGACGGGTGCGCCGAACTGCATGCTTTCCACGCAGAGGTAGCCGAACCGCGACCGGGTGACGGGGAAGCCGAACCCCGAGGGGTCGCGCAGGAACTTCACGAAGCCCTTGGTCGCCAGCACGCTGAGCCGCTCGCGGATCGTGTGCTTGCTGCCCAGACCGCCCCGGTTCTCGAAGGTCTCGGCGAACTGCATGGCGGTGTAGAGGCGCTCGCTCACCGCCTCATCCAGCAGCATGCCGAGGATGACATCGTGCTTGCGCAGCCGTTCGGCATCGAGCTTGGCGCCGACCTCCTTACGCACCAGGCGCTCGTTCAGCGGGTTCAGTTCGACCCACTCGCCCTTCACCTTGTCGATCAGCTTGCCCGGCAGCGCGGGACCGTTCCGAAGCTCGATCTCCAGTCTGCGGACGGTGCTGTCCTCGTCAGGCCGGTGCATCAGCAGACCCGAGGTGTAGAAGCCGCGCAGCGCGCTGGCGCCGGAGAGGGCGAGGAAGGGGTCGTCCTTGACCTGCTGCTTGGTGGCCTTGCGGGTGTGGTGGGCGAGGATGACGCCCGCGTCCGGATTGACCGCCTCGCGGAGAAGTTCCACCCGGTCCTTCAGGAAGAACATCATGGCGGTGTTGTCGTTCTCGCCGCCCCCCTCGGGTCCGCCATCGAAAAGGTTCCGGATCGGGTCGATGACGATGATGTCGGGTGGCACGTCGGCGAATGCAGCCCGGATCGCCTCGGCCATGTGGGCGACACCCTCCGCGTCGAGCAGCAGCTTCAGCTTCGGTGTGGCGATGAAAGTGTCGCGCGCGGCGGCGATCACGGGGGCGGGCAACGCGATCTGCTGCATGCGCTCGCGCAGGTAGTGATACTGGATCTCGGCCTGCAGATAGAACACGCGCAGCGGCCGGGGCGGCGTGAAGCCGAGGAAGGGGACGCCCGCCGCCATATGCACGAGCCAGGAGATCAGGAAGTCGCTCTTGCCGACCTTGGGCGCGCCGCCCAGCACCAGCAATCCGCCCGGCGTCAGGACGCGCGGGCCGATGATGTCCTCGGGCATCGGGCTCGTGTCATCCAGCAGCGCGCCGAGGCTGAAGGTCGGCAGCGGGCTGGCGGGGACGTTGGCGTGGGCCGCGCGCAAGAGCGGCGGACCGTTGCGCTTCACATGCAACGCCCAGAGCCGTTTGGACTCGGCCATCAGCCGATCGAGCGGCCAGGACGGGCGCAGCATGGCGGCGTTGTAGCCGCAGATCGCCTCCCAGCCCGCGAAGGGGTCGAGGCGGCCCTCGTGGACGAGGCGTACGTAATGGCCGATGGCGGCGCTGGCCCCCTGGAAGCGGGACCAGTCGTCCACCGCGCCTTCGCGCACCGGCGTGGTGAGCACCGCGTCGATTCCGGGCTTCGATGCTGGTGCGGCAACGTCGCTGGCGAAGCCCACGCCGGGCAGCGGTGGCATCTCGGCGACCTTTTCCGCGAAATCCGCCAGGTCCACCTCGACCGTGCGATGCTCGCGGATCTGCACGAGGCGCTGGTGGCCGTGCTTGTGATAGACGGTGCCGGGCACCCGGATCGGCTGGTGCGCCGAGCGGAAATGCGTGTCGCCGCCGACCTTCACGGCGATGTCGCCGCGCAGACGGCAAAGGGTGGCGAGATCCTCTCCCTCGGAGGGTTCGGTCAGTTTCCACCAGACATGGAGCTTCGCGGCGCCCTCGGGCGTGCGCCCGCCGCTCTCAATGACCAGCGTCGGCGTGCCGAGGTGGCGCGTGACATGGTCGAGCTTGGCCGGGATGTCGCCCGCGTCGAGATCGACGACGATGGCCTGCATCTGCAGCACGTCGGCGGCACGAGCCTGACCCTGCTCGGCGACGGTGCCGGGGATGACATAGACGGCCGCGCCCTCACGGTTCGCCCATGCGGCGAAAGTCGCGAGCTTCTCGGGCGCGGTATCGTCGGCCGGGATCCAGATGTTGTGCGGCTTGCCGTCCCGGCCCTGACCCTTGTCGACGAAACCGCGGAGCGGGATCAGCCCCTCGCACCAGCTGAACACGGTGTCGAGGAAATGGGCGATCTGCTCGGGGTCGGGGTCGCAGCCGAACGGGTTCTCGGACGGCGGCCCGTCGTTGAAGTCCATCCACGGGTTGAAATGCAGGATGCCGTCGTCGCTCATGCGGGAAGCCTCCAGCAGCGCTCGGACCACGGGCAGAAGCGGCATTCGAAGAAGTCGGGCGAGGTAGCGACGCGCGGAAGCAACTCGCCCGCATCAGTAGCCTGCAGGATCCGCACGCCCCGGTCGGACATGCGCTGCGCGAGATCGGCGTCGAAAGGTACCAGTTCATGGTGCATCTCGGCCGTGTCCTTGTTGATCGCAGTGAAGAGCGCGGGCGCGGCGCTGATGCCGGGCACGCTGGTTTCCATGTAGGCCTGATAGACCGCGATCTGGGCGGCGTAGACTGGCTTGGATTTCGTCACGCCGTCCTTGACGCAGGCGCGCCAGTTCTTGGCGTTCATGGTCTTGCATTCCCAGAGCGCGGGAACGGCCAAGCCGAAGCCTTCAGGCCCTGCGGCGATGATGCCGTCGACATGGCCACGGATGCGCCCGCCCGCGACGGAAAAGCCGAACTGGCCGCCATCGGGCCGGTTGCCCTTGCGGGTGTAGAGGTCGAACCCGGCGCCGCGCAGCCAGGCGACGGCCAGATCCTCGAGCGCATGGCCGATCGCGAAGATGCGCAGCGACTGGCCGCTGAAGTCCTGGCCCTCATCCTTCGGCGTCGCCGTGAACTCGAACTGCAGGGCACGCTCGCATGAATGGCCGAGGCGCGAGCCGCCGAGGTAGTCGCGGGGCGGCCGCGTCGCCTGATCGGCGGTGAGCGCTCGATCGACGGCAGCGTTGACCCGGTCGGCGAAGCTGGGGCGATGATTGTAATCGAGGGTCAAAACGGCACCTCCGGCGTCTGCGCCCGGGCGATGTCGGACATGGCCTCGCGGAAGCCCTCGACGGCTTCCTCGATCAGCGCGCGCACCTGCGCCTCGGTCAGTTCGCCGAGCGGGGTGGCCCAGCCGATCTCGTCTATCAGCAGCGCCACGCGCTTCATGGTGGCGGTGATCGCGGCGCGCTCTTCCTCGGTCAGGTCAACCATGGCGAAACGCTCCCGCGCCAAGCGCGTCCAGAAGGACTGGCAGGGCATCGAGCAGAACCAGACCGATGGCCGGGGCCGCTTCGACCGGTGCGGATCGAACCAGCCAAAACCACGGGTGGGTTGCCAGCAGACAGCGCAAAGCGTCCCACGCGGATGCCAGAGTCGCCGCCGGTCCTCGGCCGTGATGGGGGCTGAGGGTGCCATGGGTCATGCCGCCCTCCGTTCGAGCCGGGCGGCCGCGTCGATCAACTGGCGGATGGCCTGCTTGTTGAAGCCGAAGGTCATCAGCGCGGAGGCGCGGTAGCGCGTCAGGCCGAAGTCATGGCGGCATTCGGGTGGCAGGTACTGGAGCTGCTTCTCGGTCGGCGGCTGGCGCAGCCAGGATCGGGTCTTGAAGGCGCTTTCGTCGGTCTCGTGGGTGTTCAGCCAGTCGTCGGCCTGCGCGAGGCAGACCGTGCGCTCGCCGACGCCGAGCAGATGCGGGCGTTCGCCTTTGGCCCCGCCGATGGCGTACCAGACCCCGTCCAGCCAGAAGATGCCGCCCCAGGCCGCGAAGCCCGTGGCCATCAGTGCATCGTCCGTGCCGTAAAGGTCGACCCACGCGAAGCTGGAACGCTTCAGCAGGTCGATCTCGGTCATCATGAAGCCCGAGAGCAGCGCGGCGGCCCCACCTTCGTCCGCATCCAGATCCTCGCGGGGGAACGCCTCACCGCAGAGCGGGCATTCGGTGGCGGCCAGCGGGATCTCCGCCTCGCAAGCCGGACAGGTCTTCGTCGGTGCCTCGCCGGTCTCGGTCTTGCCGTCGAGATCGACATCCTGTTCCAGCGTGCCATGAATCAGGCTCGAGGTGCCGAAATCCAGCACGACGCAGTCGGTCTTGACGATGCCGGGGTGTTCCTCGGGGTCGACGGTGCGCAGGCCGCGCCCGACCATCTGGATCATGGTGGACTTGTAGGAGCTGGGCCGCAGCAGCACGACGCAGGAGGTGGGCGGATGGTCCCAGCCCTCGGTCAGAACTGCCACGTTGACCACGACGCGGATGCTGCCCGCCGCGTAGTCGGCGAGGATCGCCTTGCGCGTCTCGGTCGCCAGATCGCCGTGGATCAGCGCGGCGGAAACGCCCGCCGCCCTGAACGCCTCGGTGACGTGTTCGGCATGCGCGACGGTGGAGCAGAACACCACGGTCTGCCGATCGCCCGCCTTCTCCTTCCAGTGGCGGATCACCTCGTCGGTGACGGGGGCGCGGTCCATGATGCCCGCCACCTCCGCCATGTCGAAATCCGACATGGTCTTGCGGACCGAGCGCAACTCGTCCTGCACGCCCACGTCGATGACGAAGGTGCGGGGCGGCACGAGGTGGCCCGAGGCGATCAGTTCGCCCAGACGGACCTGGTCGGCGACATTGTCGAAAACCTCGCGCAGGCCCTTCTTGTCACCCCGGTTCGGGGTGGCCGTGACCCCGAAGATGCGGGCGTCGGGATTGGCCTCGCGTACCCGATCGATGATGCGGCGGTAGCTGTCGGCGACGGCGTGATGCGCTTCATCCACGACCAGCAGGTCGAGGCGCGGCATGTCGGCAAGGTTCGAGACCCGTGCCAGCGTCGGCACCATGGCGAAGGCGACCTGGCCGCCCCAGGACTTCTCGGTGGCGTCGATGACCGATGTGGCGACGCCCGGCACCACGCGCTGGAACTTGGCGCGGTTCTGCGCGGTCAGCTCGTCGCGATGCGCCAGCACGCAGGCCTTGGCCCCATCACCGATCATCTCGCCGGTGACCGCCGACAGCATGATGGTCTTGCCGGCACCGGTGGGCGCCACGCCCAGCGTGTTGCCGCGGGAGGCGAGCGCAGCCACGCTGCGCTCGACGAAGGTCTTCTGGCGGGGGCGCAGGCGCATGGCCGGTCTCCCCTTACTGCGCCCAGCTCGGCCGACCGGCGGTGCCGGGGGCGGACGCGGGCTGGCTGGGCTGGGTGGCGGTGGCAGGCTGCTGCGCGGCGTGGCCCTGCGCCGGGGCGGCGGTGAA